CCTGGGTAGGTAAAGATCGCACCGCTCATCCTTACACCGAAGAAGAACAACAAATGTTAATCAAAGGCTACAAGGCAGCTGGAGCCGAATACAAAGATTTAAATAAAGGCGATCTAAAAAGTGAAGAACTTCCTTCTATCAATAAAGCCAGTCCTATAACAGGGTTTAAAGGTTACAAGTGAGAGCTCAAGAATTCATAACCGAAACTGATGCAAGTGCAAAAATCCACGGAAACTGGGGTAAACTACCTGCAGATGTTAAAGGTGCATTACCAGGAGCCTGGGTTCAACGGCAACTACGCAACACTGATCCTTACATGCAATATCGGTATGGCCTGGCCATGGCAGCGGCTCGCGGAGTTCAGGCCGGCGAAACATCCTTTGAACAAGAAAGTGCCTGGGCTGAAAACTTTGCTGTGATTGGTTATGCTAAAGAAGATGAAGAATTAGTTAAATTAGCGGACAAGCTCATGGGAGTCAAGAACACAAAATTAGCAAACTACAGTCCCAAAGAAGCACCTAACACCAACATACAAAGTCCTGTAAAGCAATTTAAAGGTTATTGAATCGCCTGTAACTAAATATACACATATATTTAAAGGTTACACATGAAATTACTTTTATCCCTAATTCTAGCATTGGCAAGTTTCTCTAGTCATGCCTGGGAGCAACGTGCTCCATTACCACCACAAGCCTGTGCCATACACTCACCATATGGTTTTGCACAAACAGCAAGACCTGCTGTTCCTATTTGCCGTGAAGCATACTTTGTGGCCTACGACGCACCTGTTAAAATTCCAGTATATGTTGCGTATACATTAACACCTCCCAATGCATTGGGTTGCGTAGCACGTACCAATGCATTTGTTGCTGATCAAAGTGTTCCAGGCGGTGCTAGACCCGATGACTATGCTGGTACTGGATATGACAAAGGACATGCCTCACCAGATGGTGACTTGAGTTGGAGTACACAAGTTGAATACGAAAGTTTCTTAATGACCAATATGTATCCACAGCACGGCTCACTCAATCGTGGCATTTGGAAACTGTTAGAAACAGCAGTACGTGGATGGACAGTACAACTAAATCAACCCTACACAATTTACGTTGGTGCATTGTATGATGGTAGTGACCCCACAATAGGCAACGGAGTGATTGTACCACACGGATACTACAAGATTGTGATCAACAATGCTACTAAACAAATTGCCGGCTGGGCATTCCCGCACACCAAGCCTTATGTTAATCTGGGCAACGATTTAACCAAGTTTCGGTTGCCAGTAAGCCAAATTCAAACACAAGCCAAAGTAAAATTTGCATTTCCTGCAGGTGCTATTGAAATCAATCCAGGTCAAGAGTGGCCTGTGGACTTTGGTGCATTGACCAATGCCAAGCGAGCCAAGTGTGGGAAAACCGCAGAATAATTATCCAGTCTATCCTGATGAAGACGGATACGATCGATTTCAAAACCCCTACAGTCCTGTATAACGCATGAACAATTTCTATTGTGCCGCCCCTTGGCGAGGACTGCACATCAATCCACAAGGCAATGTCAAAACCTGTTGTGCCGGCAATCCCAACATGCTGGGCAATCTTGAATCAAATACTATACAAGAAATTTTAAATACTGATCTCATGACTGAGATACGGCAAAGTTTAGCACAAGGAAAGCCGCACGAATACTGTAGCAATTGTGTAAAAGCTGAACGTTTTGGTGCAGACTCTGAACGTGCCTGGCACAATAATGTCAATCCCAATTTTGATTATGCCACAGCTGGAGATCAATATCATTATCCTGTGATTGTGGATGTGCGTTGGAATACCACTTGCAATTTAAGTTGCAACTATTGCGATCCAAAATGTTCAAGCAAGTGGGCCAGTATCAAAGGTATACCATTCAAGTCCGGCACACGCCCTTACTATGAACAAGTGTGTGACTTCTTGGAACAACACTATGAACACATACACGAAGTGGCACTAGTAGGCGGTGAGCCTTTGTTGTTGCCAGAGAATGAACGTTTGCTAGATGTAATTCCCGAAACAGCAATTGTGACATTGATTACCAACATGAACGTAGACTTAGAAAAAAACAAAATATTCAAAAAATTAACACAACGTAAAAGAGTTGGTTGGTCAATGAGCTTTGACAATGTAGGTGACCGGCTTGAATATGTCAGACACGGCGCTGACTGGAACTTGCTACAACAAAATTTACAAACAGTTAAATACCTTATGCAAAACAACGGTCATTGGGGCGGAATACATGCAGTATACAACATATATAGTGCCACACGACTTTGTGAATTCAGACAATTTGCCGAAGATAACAAAACCACAGTGTTATGGCAAAATTTATTCCAACCCAATTATCTTGATCCATTTTTACTTGGAACTCAAGTGGCCAAATTAGCCATGGATGAAATACATAAATTTTATAGTTTAGGATTTGCAACTGATGCTGAACGTCAGTTTTTTGATCAAGCATTAGAAAAATATAACCAAGCCCAAGATAATCCAGCAATGCAACAGCAATTTCAAAAGCATATACATGACAATGAAACTGTTTATCACCCCGATAAAACAGGTGAATTTGCACGACTATGGCCGGAGTTGGTATGATAGCAGGAATGAAATCAAATACACTTGACACAGTATTGGTCAAAGCACCACACCGCAAAGAGTCGTTTACTGATCAAGAACTTGTAGAATTTGCTAATTGTGCCCATCCAGTGACTGGACCGCTGTACTTTATGGATCATTTTTTCTGGATCCAACATCCCACACGTGGTAAAATGTTGTATCAGCCTTTTGATTATCAACGAAGATTAATCAACACCTATCACAACAACAGATATGCTATTGCATTGATGCCCAGGCAAACAGGTAAGTCGACCAGTGCCGCTGGATATTTGTTATGGTATTCTATGTTTGTGCCAGATTCAACTGTGCTAATTGCCGCACACAAATACACAGGGGCACAAGAGATCATGCAACGTATTAGATACGCATATGAACTGTGCCCCAATCACATTAGAGCAGGAGCCACAAGTTACAACAAAGGCAGTTTAGAATTTGACAACGGAAGTCGTATTGTATCAGCTACAACTACAGAAAATACTGGTCGTGGTATGTCTATATCACTTTTATACGCTGACGAATTTGCATTTGTACGACCCACTATTGCCCAGGAATTTTGGACTTCGATTAGCCCTACACTAGCAACAGGCGGTAAAGCAATTATCACAAGTACCCCCAACTCAGACGAAGATCAATTTGCTCTGCTTTGGAAGGGTGCAAACAAAATAGAGGACGAGTACGGCAATCTTAGACCCAATGGGTTAGGAATTAACGGATTCAAATCATTTAGATCAAAGTGGCAAGAACACCCAGACCGTGACGAAAAATGGGGGCGTGAACAATTGGCACAACTTGGTGAAGATCGTTTTCGTCGAGAAATGGAATGCGAATTCATTATCAATGATGAAACACTAATTGCACCTACAAAGTTAATCGATCTAGAAGGAATTGAACCCAGCAAAAAAACTGGACAAGTGCGATGGTATCGTCCTATTGATCCTGAAAAAATGTACATTGTGGCACTAGACCCCAGCCTAGGCACCGGCGGAGACCCTGCTGCCATACAAGTGTTCGAAGCTGACACTACAGAACAAATAGCAGAGTGGAGACACAACAGAACTGATATACCCACACAGGTACGCATACTGGCAGATATTATTAAAGAGTTAAATTCTGTGGTCAAAGACGAAAAACGAGTTTATTATTCAATAGAAAACAACACCATTGGTGAAGCCGCACTGATTAGTATTGCTGAATATGGGGAAGAAAATATCCCTGGGTACTTCCTTAGCGACAATTCAGTCAGTGGTACAAATGGGAGAAGATTCCGCAAGGGATTTAACACCACAAACAAAGCAAAAATCACAGCCTGCAACAAACTTAAAATTCTGATAGAATCTGGGCGTATGAAAATACACAGTAAACCTTTAATAAGCGAGCTCAAAACATTTGTGGCACATGGAACTAGTTATGCAGCCAAGCCCGGGGAAACTGATGACCTAGTAATGGCCAGCTTGTTGGCCACTAGAATGTTAATATTGCTCCAAAGTTATCACAGTGAACTTGATACTCACTTGAAGGATCATGCAGATAATATCATTGAGCCCTTTCCATTCATTGCAATGATGCGCTAAATATAATACTATGGCTACAACGAACTCTATCTCACAACAATTGCTGGACCTGCTGGCAACCCGCAATTTTCAGCCGGAAATGCTGGATCAAATGGGACGTCCTTGTGATGCCGACGATGCCAAAACATTCACATTTGAATACACAGCCGGTTCAGGCAAAAACTATGGCACCATGGTTATTGTACTGGACTCAGACAACGAAATGAAAGTCATGTACGGGGACAATTTGGGTCGTACTATGGAAGGTGATGACAAATCAGAGTTCTTTGATTTTTTACAACATCTAAATCGCAAGGCCACACAGAATCGTTGGACACACAGTACACAAGATATCAGCCAACTCAAGCATACCATGCAAGGTTTGGCTGCCATACAAGAAGGCTTGTTTGAAGGCTACTATGGCAACCGCAAAATCAGTTATGCTGGAGAACCCACTCAAGCACGATTAATGATCAAGCACAGCCAGCCCTTGGGCGAAGGTGATGCTAGATATCGTTATGTGGAAAGCATTTATATTGAAACTGCGGATAATGAGCGTTTCAAACTAGGCTTCAAAAGCCTAAGTGGTGCCAGAGCCATGCTGGAACATGTGCGTCAAGGTGGTAAGCCTTACGACATACGTGGTAACCACATTACAGAAACTGTAACAGAAATTGCTGTACTCAGCAGATTCAATCGTGCGTCAGCAAACCGCATCTTAGAAGGTGTCACACAAGAACTGGTGACAGAAGCACAAGCCTACTATCAAGCTCTACGTGAGAACCTAAAACACATGGCTAGTGGCCGTGGGTACAAAACATATTTTGAATCGTGGCATCCGGCTACCATTAGCGAACAAGATGGTGTTGTTGACAACATCAAAACGCTGTTCATTGAACAGAGTATAGACAGCCGTATTGAAGCGGCATTACCACTGCTGGCCAAGATCCAGCAAAGAGGAAACGAAATGAAAGAAGCACAAATATTTGAAAACTGGATCGACAGTTTGAGCGAGGGCACATGGAATTTGCCAGAAACTCCTGAACAGTTGGACAAACTCCATACACTTATGGCCAGTGAATTAATTGTTGGACCTGATGCTACCAATGCAACAGAACAACTGCATGACTTGGTTGGCGACGATGAGTTGTTTGATCGACTACACGCTCTTGCAGATCAAGATCCCAGAGCCAATGCCTGGAACGATACAGAAGTCATGCAACGTTTACAGGAATTGGGCGTTGAAATGCCTGCTCCTGCTGTACCACAACAGCCTCCTGCACCAGATGCCGCAGTAGCACCTGCTCCGGTAGCACCACAACAGCCTGTGGCAGAATCATGGCACGGTATCACAGATCCTGCATTACTTAAAGATTTAATTGGCGATGCACAAGTAATGGACTACGATGAGTTTTATAACGAACACAGTCGTTTGCTCGATGATCCAAAAGGATTCTGGAGCAATTATCACAATCAAGTAGATGAACAAACTGTAACATTCGAAGACATCAACAGCATACGCAACCTAGCAGGCTTGCCAGTGGCAGAAAGCCGCTTGATGGATAGCACAGGCGAAACGCTACAACACATCATGGGACGTTTCAAACACGAAATCCGAAACTTTGAAGATGGTGGCGAAATGCACGATGACTTGTATCATGCCCTGTACGACTACTACAGTGACAACGGCGAAATGCCGTATGGTACACAAAAAGCTCGCGATGGCGACCCTTATGAATGGGTAGCAGATCGTTTTGCCAGCGAGTTAGGAATCAATGAAACTCTCATCTCCCCAATGGCCGTGCCAGTTACCACAGAAGCCAGCACTTGTAACATGACCACAGAAGGTGAATACTGTCCTGAACACGGCTTGGCCGAGTGCGGAATGGGCATGCCAACAGGTATCATGGGCGAAGAGTTGGACAAACCACCACATGATGCCATCAACTACAATGCCGCTGTCACAGGTTCGTATTATGAATCTAAGGAAGGCGATGCTGTTCTGGCAAGAATTAAATCATTAGCATTAATTAAGTAATATTTTTGAACGCAAGGCAAGTATTAGACACAGTCTGGGAAGTGGACAACTTCTTCTCAGACTTTCAAACCATAAAAGATTCATACAGGAGCGGTAAAACATCCTGGCACAGTGAGTATAACAATAGATTACTCACAGCATACAGCAACACTCCTGATCTTCAAACTCAATTAGGTAAAGTATTGCCCGCTGTACAACACATTGTGGGGCACTTATTAATCACACACATTGCGTATGCCAGTTTAGATTTGTCAGGCAGTCAAATCATGATGCATCGGTTGCATCCAGACATAAGATGTTTTGTACAAGTTTGCATGAGTGATAGTGAGTGTGCTGACCTAGCAACACATTTTTGTATTGATGCTGAATTTAATGCCAATCATAATCAAGATTACGAAAACATTGAACATTTTCGTCCTGAGCAATTGATCTCAGTCAGTTATAAACCAAACACCGCTTATGTCTTTCTCAACCAACCAAGATTATTTATGGGTACCAAACATGCAGTGCCTGCAAACATGGTGAGAGAAACTTTTAACTTACATTTTGGGTCGCCATTGAAAGCAAGCACTTAATCTGCCGCCGTCTGAATGTGGCATAGCAAAGTGTATTTTTTGGTCTGTATTTAAATTAATATATCCAGTGTTGGGCGCAAAAGGAATAGTAACGTTTGGGGTAACATGCGAAAAAGTAGTGCCCGGCACATTAGCACCGTGTTCCCAAAGATACACTTGATATGTGACCAATAACAAATCAGCATCACAATGTACAGGACAATGAAAGTCTGGCAAATCTAACCATACTTTTGCATCAGCGGGCTCAAGAGGTTGATTGACAATTTGTTCCATTGATTTGGTCATTTCTTTATGAATTTGTAATAACGGTTTATATGATTTGCTTTCTGGGGCCAATTGTAATCGATATTCTAAACAGTCTTGATGTCTGTGCCATGATTCATCATATGCTAGGTGTAAACGACTCAACCAATCAAACGTTGATTGATCAAAACAGTTGGATACTGCCCAGAGATTAGGCGCCACAGGATTACAAATTGTATGGTTATTCATGCCAATATTTAACTGTAAGGCAAAAAAGTTTTAAATTTCTCTTGCATTGATAAATAAACTAGTATACAATACAACTTGTATGCACAGGCAACAAACATCTAAAATTTAGATAGGCATATAACATAGGCAACTTACTAAGGAGAAAAACTATGGCATCGTTACAAGAAATTAGAGCACGACTACAGGCATCAGAGAACAAAGGTGGAGCATCCACTTCCGGTTACGACAATGCAATTTTCCCGTTTTGGAATTTAGAGGATGGACAATCCACTACAGTACGATTCCTACCAGACGGTAACACAAAAAACACTTTCTTTTGGCAAGAACGAGCAATGATTCGTTTACCTTTCAACGGCGTCAAAGGAGAGATGGATTCCAAACAAGTTATGATACGTGTACCTTGTGTGGAGATGTGGCAAGAAGCCTGCCCAATACTGGCAGAAGTACGCACCTGGTTCAAAGACAAAAGTCTTGAGGACATGGGTCGTAAGTATTGGAAAAAGCGTGATTACATTTTCCAGGGCTTTGTGCGTGAGAATCAATTCTCAGAAGACAAGACACCAGAGAATCCAATTCGTAGGTTTATCATTGGACCTCAAATCTTTACAACTATCAAAGGAGCCTTGATGGATCCTGAGTTGGAAGAATTGCCAACAGACTACTTGCGTGGACTGGACTTCCGTATCACCAAAGGAAGCAAGGGCGGTTTTGCTGACTACAACGCCAGCAAGTGGGCTCGCAAAGAGTCAGCACTTACTGAAGTGGAACAGGCTGCAATTGAGCAATATGGTCTTGTGGACTTGAGCACATTGTTGCCCAAGAAGCCCTCAGACGTTGAACTCAAAGTCATCAAAGAGATGTTTGAAGCATCAGTAGATGGACAACCTTACGACACAGAGCGATGGGGGCAATACTTCCGTCCTGCTGGTGTATCAGCACCTGCTGGTGCCAGTGTTGATGCAGAAGAATCTGCACCGGCCAAGCCTGCACTTAAGGTAGCGGCGCCAACGCCTGTTGCTACAAGCGACTTTGATGAAGATGAGGCACCTGCCGCATCAGCACCAGTATCGGCCAAGCCAGCACAAAAAGCTGAAGACATTTTGGCAATGATTCGCGCACGTCAAAACAAGTAAGATGTTAGCAAAATTGATCTGGGAGTCTACTGGGGATGAGATTTTATTCCAAGTTACATTTCCAGATCTTTTTGAATATTACTTAAAGCAATTAAAAAAACAAAATCGTAATTTTTTCTTTTGTAAAAAGACAAAATTTTCTAATGATCTAATTTTGTCTTTAGAAAACAGTATAAAAAGTATAAAAAAAATCAAAGACAAGTTGCCTTTTTGTATTAGTAATTGGGACGGTGATATATTAGATCAAACCTATTTGAACGAGTTACATAGAGACTGGGTTAAAACAGGAATTGCATACCCAAAAATAATATCTTTGCTCAGGATGATGCAAAATGCAGATGTGGATTACAGAAATATAAATTTGGCTATTCATAATCTTGAAAACAGTTTTGCTTACAAATTTAAAAATTATGACAAAGACCCATTCCAGGTTGCAAACACATTTGGTGAAAAAGTTACAGGATTTAACCTTGATAATATAATGTTAGAGTTTGATAATCTCGGAAGATCTACATGGGAAAAATTTAAAAATTGGGATAACAATATTAAGGATACCGATACTAACAATTATCAGATGCTCAGTGGGGCAGTTGAATTTGTTTTGCGTAGACCTCAAGTTATAAACCCGCCACAAGAATATGTAAAATGGTGCCAACAGCATAACGTTAATACTGTTGGTATGTCAATTAGTCTAGGAAACATTGTAGATCTTGACAAGAATTTAACAGACATAAGAAAAATTTTAATACGTAATACTAATGAACAAACTAATCAATTCTTTTTTGAAATATGTTCCTAACGAAGAATGGATTTGTAGATCTAGTAAATTGCCATGGCTAAAATTAAATGTACAAGTACCATATGAGAATGTTTTGAAAGAAACTGATCAGTTGTACAATCAAAGTGTTTTACATAGAGCAACTGATCAACTGGCAAACTATCAAAATTCTGGATGGAAGAGTTTGACCTTGTATGGCGAAGCACCAGAAATAACTGAAAACACCACAGTGTCTAAATCGTGGACGTCTATTGCAGAACAGTGCCCAAATACTGTTAAATTCATCCAGCAGAATTTTATTATTAATCAAGATACTGGACGTATTAGATTCATGTGGCTTGATCCAAAAGGTTATATATTGCCGCACCAAGATAGAATTGATTCAGGATTTTTTGAAACAAACATTGCAATACATCAACCACAAGATTGTAAATTTCGTTTTTTAGAATACGGTACAGTTCCGTTTGAATCTGGAACTGCATTTTTAGTTGATATAAGTAATCGACATTTAGTAGTCAACGAGTCAGATCAAGTTAGAACACATATTATTGTACATTCTACGATCATGCCAGGAATTGTTAAATCAAGTTATGAACAAAATTTTTATAATTGATATACATAAAAATTCAGGGTTGTTGAAATTTACACAAACCAAAGTATTTTTTAATGCAAAAAATCAAGCAGTTAATTGGGCATTGGATTGTGTAGTAGTTGGCAGTATCAATGATATTGCAGAGCCGGCCGGCATTATTATCAACAGTGGAGAGTTTATTACCACTACCTTTTGTGGAAAATATCCGGTGGTTAACGCTTTAATAGATGCACGTGGTGATCCTGATTTAATAAAATTTACACCAGACTATAGTTACGAAATTCACAAACGACCTCCTTACAGTCAAGGAAGTAAACAATTGTATATACTTGAAAATCTTTACAAAGTCATGTTAAGATCTAAAAAATTAGTGTACTTGGATAATACTGAATCATTTGCTCCTGCTACAACTAATGCAAAAAATTTTTATGGATTGGCAAGTGGTTGGAAAAGCGTACAGTTTGTAAAAAACTTTGGCGTTGATTCTTTTGAGTCAATAACAATATATGATAAATGTCAACGACAACTTGATTATCAAAAATTTTTGCACAGTTGTGCAACGTTGCCCAATCAAGTTGATGTAGACCCTCCGGTTTGTGGAGATTACTCACCGCCACAAGATGTAATTGATTTTTGGCCTAAATGGCATAATACAAAAGTCAATTTTGAGTTGCTAGATTTGTTTACTAATCCAAAATTTTTAGATAACAGTTTTGTTTGGATTAGTAACGCATTTAGGTACGAGCCAAACATATTCCAACTTGGGTGGGAAACATGTAAATCGGCATACCAAGACTTGATTTTGTTGAATAAAACCTGTACAATAACTGAAACATAAGAGGATTAATCATGGGAAAACCGTTTGACGTAAGCAAGTTCCGCAAGGAAATCACCAAGAGCATTGATGGTCTTAGTATTGGATTCAACGATCCAACAGATTGGATTAGCACAGGCAACTATGCCTTGAACTACCTGATCTCAGGTGACTTCAACCGTGGCATTCCACTGGGCAAGGTCACTGTATTCGCTGGAGAATCTGGGGCAGGTAAAAGTTATATCTGTTCAGGCAACATCATCAAGAACGCACAAGATCAAGGCATCTATGTGGTGTTGGTTGATAGCGAAAATGCTCTTGACGAAGATTGGCTCAAAGCACTTGGAGTTGACACAAGCGAAAGCAAGTTACTCAAGTTAAGCATGAGCATGATCGACGATGTAGCAAAAACAATCTCCACATTCATGAGTGACTACAAAGCATTACCAGATGGTGAACGTCCCAAGGTCATGTTTGTGATTGATTCGTTGGGTATGTTATTGACTCCTACTGACGTTAATCAGTTTGACGCAGGTGAAATGAAAGGTGACTTGGGTCGTAAACCCAAAGCACTCACAGCACTTGTTCGTAACTGTGTAAACATGTTTGGTAGTTACAATGTGGGCTTGGTCTGTACCAACCACACATACGCAAGCCAGGACATGTTTGATCCAGATGACAAGATCTCAGGTGGACAAGGCTTTATCTATGCATCAAGTATTGTTGTGGCCATGAAGAAACTCAAGCTCAAAGAAGACGAAGACGGCAACAAGATTTCGGATGTCATGGGTATCCGTGCCGCTTGTAAAGTAATGAAGACACGTTACTCTAAACCGTTCGAAGGTGTGCAAGTTAAGATTCCTTATGAATCAGGAATGAGTCCGTACTCAGGGCTTACTGACTTGGCCGAGAAGAAAGGTCTACTTAAGAAAGATGGAAATAGACTGGCATTTACCACTAGCGATGGCGAAATTATTAAACAGTTTCGCAAAGCATGGGAAGCCAATGAAGGCGGTTGCCTGGACAAAGTCATGGAAGACTTTGGAAAACAGAAGGTAGAGGTAAGTATCGTTGAGGAGACCAACGATGAGTGAAGCAATAGCAAGTGAAATTTGGGGAGAACTCAAACGTTTTGTAAACACAGTGGACCGTTCCGAAGCTGCCGAAACTGTGGTGCAAATCTTGATGGACAATGATTCGGATGTTGAAGACATACGTACAGCCTTCAAAGGCGATACAGATATCAAACGTGCGTTGACTGCGTATCTTGACAATGACAAAGACTACGTAGAAGACGATGAAGAAGAAGAACTTGAGGACGAAGATCAAGACTGGGAGAATTGATGTGGTATAGTCGTGTAGTTGCCAGTTTAAACGCTATTCCTGACTTTATTAGTCACTACGAGCGTGAGCTTGAGGATGCCAAAAAGGATTGTAGAATCTACGGGGTAGTCGAAAAGAACATCACCGCTCTGCCCGGAATTACTGAACAACGTTTTAACCAGCTTCAAGAAATTGAAGCTGTCTTAAACTATCTCAATATCCAACTACGTAAAATCCGCAGAAAGCACTTTCAAAAGTATCTTGAAGGATATGCTAGAGCGTTAACGTCTAGAGATGCTGAAAAGTATGTGGACGGTGAAGATGAAGTAATTGATTACGAAACTCTTATTAACGAAGTAGCATACTTACGCAATCGCTGGTTGGGTATCCTCAAAGGATTAGATACTAAACAGTGGCAAATGGGCCATGTGGTCAGGCTCAGAACTGCAGGCATGGAAGACATCCAGGTGTAAATACCTGCATGAAAATCGTACTTGTAACTGGGGGATATGATCCTCTGCATTCTGGGCATTTGGCTTATTTTAGAGCCGCCAAACAACTTGGTGACAGGTTAGTAATAGGCCTCAACAGCGATGCGTGGCTAACACGCAAAAAAGGTAGACCGTTTATGCCCATGGCAGAACGATTTGCACTTGTCACAAGTTTAAACATGGTAGACGATGTGATCACATTCAACGATGACGACGGTAGCAGTTGTGATGCTATTCGTGCCATGAAATTAAAATACCCCAACTCAGACATTGTGTTTGCCAATGGCGGTGATCGCACTCGAGATAACATTTCCGAAATGATATTCGACGATGTAGAGTTTGTGTTTGGTGTTGGTGGTGAAAACAAAATGAATTCCAGTTCATGGATACTGGAAGAGTGGAACAAACCACGCACGCCGCGAGCCTGGGGCAACTATCGTGTGTTGCACGAAGTGGGGCCAAATACCAAATTAAAAGAACTCACCGTAAATCCCAAAACATGTTTGAGTATGCAACGGCATGATCAACGTGCAGAGTTTTGGTTTGTGGCCGAAGGAGAAGCCGCGGTATACACATTAGATAGTTCTAGTGATCATGATCTAGTAGGCAACTACGGTGTACATGAACACATCTGGATCAGTACAGATTCTTGGCACATGTTGTGCAACGAAACTGACAAACCGTTAAAATTAATAGAAATACAATATGGTGCAAACTGTGTGGAAGAGGATATTGAAAGGAAGCCCGCATGAAGGCAGGAAAAATTTGGGGACAAACAGAATTACTCGAAGCCAATGGTGTGCTAGAGTTTCACAGGATCAAAACTGTGGCTGGAGGAGTATGTTCCAAACACAAACACAAATTCAAGTGGAATGGATTCTATGTTGAGTCGGGTAAATTAATTATTCGTGTGTGGAAAAAAGGATACGACTTGGTAGATGAAACTGTGTTGACTGCTGGGCAATACACCAAGGTGGCACCTGGTGAATATCATCAATTTGAAGCAGTAGAAGACACTGTGGCATTTGAATTGTATTGGGCTGAGTTTGATCACAGTGATATCGAAAGAGAAACTGTGGGCAAATTAAAATTATGACATACAAAGTCTTTATTGGTTGGGATCCTCGAGAAGCAGAAGTTGCTGAAGTATGCAAGCATAGCATTTTAAAACACGCATCTGGTCCGGTTCACGTTGCATTTTTAAAACAAAGTGAACTACGTGAGCAAGGAATTTACACAAGAGAAATAGACCAAGAAAGTGCAACTGAATTTACGTTCACAAGATTTTTAGTGCCACATTTGTGCAAATATCAAGGATATGCATTGTTTGTTGACTGTGACTTTTTGTTTGAACATGATGTGGTGGAATTATTTAAAGATTTTAATTCATATGAAAGTGTGAAGGTAGTACAACACGACAACTATGCCCCTACTAACACAATCAAGATGGACGGAAAAGTACAACATCAGTACCCAAGAAAAAATTGGTCTAGCCTAATGTTGTTTAATTGCTCGCACCCCGAAACACAAACACTCACAGCCGATGTGGTAAACACACAAACTCCACAGTTTTTGCATAGGTTTGAGTGGACCAATGCACTTGGTAGAATTGATCACTCGTGGAATTGGTTGGTAAACTGGTATCACGAACCTGATGATGGCAAGCCCAAAGCCATACACTATACCGAAGGTGGTCCTTGGTTCCCTGACCATGTGAAAACCGAATACGGAGCACAGTGGGTATCTGCTTATAGAGATTGGAAGGCCATATCAAACAAACCTACCCCAGTTCCTCTGCATGTGCTTGACCAAGTTCCTTCAGAAATGAAATCTTTATTCCAAGACATATTAAAATATCGTGTTGACCCCAAAGGAAAACTTTATGAAGTTACATTAACTGCATTGGTCAAACAATTAAAAACATTAGATAATTCTGCTGTTGTGGCAATAGGCCCAGGCACATCAGAAACAAAATTTGAAAGGAAAGGTCATATGTTTGATCCGTATTTACAGAGTTTCACATTGGGAGCAGGCGGATGTGTATCAAATTGGGAAAAACACGGTACTAGTATGATCCCAGCAGTATTCAGAGGTGTAACAAAACGCAAAGAAATGTCAATCTGTCAGTCCAACGGCCGAGATTTTTATTATATTGATACTGGATATTTTGGTAATGGACGAAAAAAACTATATCATAGAATTACAAAGAATAATGTACAAAATTTTGGACCCATTGTTGATAGACCAGGTGATAGATTTGAAGCCACTGGAGTAAAATTAAGAAAATTTAGGGGCGGCACCGATATATTGCTTGCACCCCCAAGTCAAAAATTGTTGAATCTTTACAATATTGATCTTGAAGAATGGCTAACAATAACACAAGAAGAAATTAAAAAATACACAGATCGTCCCGTTGTAGTAAGAACTAAACAAGGTCGTGCCACTAGAGTCAATGATGATACTATGGAAATGGCCCTGGATAGAGATGTGCATTGTTTGGTCACGTTTTCCAGCATTGCGGCTGGTGAAGCATTGTTGTTGGGCAAGCCTGCTATTACCCTGGGGCCAAATGCGGCGGCGGCATTGTGTAGCCATAGTGTTAGTGAAATAGAATCTTTAAAAATACCAACATTAGATGAAGTTCATGCTTGGGCAAGACATATTTCATATTGTCAATTTACTGAAGTTGACATGCGTGATGGTACCGCATGGAAGATATTAAATGAAAACACCTGATGTTGTTGTTTATTTAAGTTCGTTACAAAAACAAAACCCCAGTAGGAAAATTGACACCCTGATAGCGTTTGCAGATGGTGCACGATCTCAGGGTGCCACAGTACATATCGAAACACAGGATATATACACTCCATCCAAGTTGGCAGTAATATTGGGATGGGCAAGCCCCGAGCAACATACCCCTAATATAAAATTACGAGCACATATAATTCAACAACAAAAACAATCGGGCAACCATGTTATGGCAATTGATGCAAATTGTTTTAAATTTGCTGATCCAGCCAGTCAATATCTTCGTTACAGTATCAATGGTGTATTTTATGACACTAGCGAATATGTTAATAAAAATTCTGATTCATCAAGATGGGATCAGTTGTCTCAAAATATTAATGTTAATCTAGCAGATTGGCGTATCAAAGGCAATTACATTTTATTGTTGATGCAAAGAGATGGCGGTTGGAGCATGAAAGGAGTAAATCCACTTGCTTGGGCTCATGAAAAAATTCGAGCCATACGTGAACATTCCGATATGCATATTGTATTGCGACCTCACCCGGGAAAAATTACTGATGTATCAGCATTAACAAATTCTAATGTAAGTATTAGTAACACAACCGCAAGATCATTATTAAAAGATCTAAAACATGCTGTTGGTGCGTTTGTGTTCAACAGTAGCAGTGGCGTGGCCGCAATATTGCACGGAGTTCCGCTATGGGTAGACGATCCCGGTAGTGTTTGCTGGGATGTGGCCAATCAACAAGTTGGACGGATATACAATCCAGAGTTACCAGATCGGACTCAATGGTTAAACGATCTCAGTGCGTGTCATTGGACCGACGAAGAAAGTCGCCAGGGGCTAATCTACAAAAAATTCTTACCTTATCTTGTTTAATATGTCAAAAAAAATTGTTGCTTGTTTTGGTTGTAGTATTACTGGAGGAGTATCCAATGGGCAAGAACCAAGAGAATCTTGGCCATTGCAGTTGTCTTTGAGCAGACCAGATTTAATTGTATATAATTTTGGTTTGCAAGGATCCAGTGTGCTTTATACTATTAACATGATAGAGCAGGCAAAAAAACAATTGAACCCGGACTTGATAATAGCACAAATTGCAAATCCTGTTAGAATAACGTTTTATTCTCCAGATTTTAAATTAAACGTAAAAAGAGATTTATTAAAAATCTCTGAAAATTATCATGTGATACCAGCAAACACAGACGGTATATTTCCCATAAACGGCATTATAGGTAAAAAAGAAAAAAGAGAAATACAACAAGATGCTGAAAAATTAGCAAGATATAATTTGGTAGAAAATTTGTATATGCTTCTCGAAGATGAAAATCATTTCGACGTAGAGTACAGAGCATTGGCACTCAGAGTAGAAAGTTTATCTAATTTTTGTTTTGTTCACAAAGAGCCAGTCAGAGTAATAGAAGAAATACAACATATCTCGTGTGTTGGAAAAACATTAGGAATTAAATTTAGAGAACTGGTAATAGACAAAGCATTTCACTTTGGAGAACCAGGCTCTCAATGGATAGCAAA